GTATCTGTAGTTGCAGCAGCATCCAAATCAAGGACTGCAGCTTGCCAATCACCACGGAAAAAGTTATCATATATTTTCAGCCTTGCCTCAGCACCAGCAGTCTTGATTGCAGCCGTATTAGCAGTGTTCGCATCAGTATTGTAAAACTGACAACCACGAATGGTGGTATCATCTGCATTAGCCGAGATATCAATAGCAAGTAAGTGCTCAAGGGATGACCCTGAATCACGGAACTCACAACCTTCAATTATTGTGCCATCATTGGAGTTTGAGATGTCGATTAAAGTAGCTACATCCTCTAAATTAGAAACGAGGATAAGATTTTTAACACAACAGTCCGCAGCTCTAATCTCAAAAACTGCATCTGTGGCCCCACTAAAGGTAAATGTAGGTCTGTTGGTTCCTACACCCATACCAATAATAGATACACCCGACTTGTCCAGACACAACTCATCAGTTACAGTTCCACTCTGATTGAGTGCACTTGTATCTGCAATTGTCTCTGTGTGCCCAGCAGCAACAAAGATGACATCTCCACCATCATTTGAGCATCTGCTAATAGCATAATTCAAGGTCGAAAATGGTAGGTCCCAAGATGCACCTTGGCCAGTACCTGCTGTATTGGCCTTGTTTCCTGAGTTACTATCAACGAACCATGTGTCACCATTAGCAGTTCGGTCAGCACCCTCTAAGAGTCCGTACCAACCATACTGGCCAATTTTATCATACACATTCATATTTATTCTCCTAAACCTAAACTAAGACTAAACTATTTATAAACTATTTTGGGCTGTACAATAGAAGCCCTGTGCACTTTCCGCATTGGATTCATAATTCTCTGCCAGCAAACACCCAGCAGCATCCATATGAGTTCCATTCAGACCAGCATGACATAGATTCCGAACAACGGCCCCTGTAGTAGCGGCATTCAAGTCAATAGACTTACCTGTAGCAGCATCCAGTTGGTTGATAACATTGTCCTCAATCAGAATATCAGTTCCAGCAGCAGTAAGTGCATTAATAGCTGCAGTGTTCCAGTCACCACGGAAATAACAATTCCGGATTACAGTCCTCGCTGTTGCACCCGCAAAGTGAACACCATTTAGTGTACCAGTTCCACCATCAGTTGTGAAGAATCGACACCCTTCGATGACAACATCATCACAAGCTGCAGCAGCACTAATACCAGACACCAACTCAAGGATATTTGTTCCACCATCACGGATTTCCACATCTTTAAGGTGGGCTCCATCTGAGGTGGCACTCAACGTAATACCCGCTACACAGTCTCCTATAGTATTGGTTACAATAATATTCTGAATCAATACGTTTGTTGCACCAGCCAATACTGTAATTGCCGCATCTGTAGCAGTAGCTAAAGTAAATGTGGGCCTCAAAGACCCCCTACCAAGACCAATAATACTAATACCAGCCTTATCAATAACACACTCATCAGTAGTAGTACCGGAAGCAGTACCTGTGTCTGCAATAGTCTCTGCATGTCCTGGAGCCAGAAGAATTACATCTCCTTGGTCAGCAGTACATAGACTAACGGCATAATTAAGAGTTGCAAAGGGGTAGTTAAATGAGTTGCCGTGCTCTTCATCATCAGCATTCAAGGCATCTGTTGCCCCAGAATCCACAAAATAAATATTGGCATCAGCCAGAAGTGTGACTCCGAGGTTACTGAGGAAGGGCATAATTTCCCATCCATACTTACGAATCAAATCATAAGTCTTCATATTTAATCTCCTATACTAGACTAAACTATTAACGGACTCAGAGCACAAAAAAGGAGTCAGAACCCAATTGTACCCTGAGTCCAAAAATCAATTTTTACATTACACCATTGTTGCTTCTGTGAGGTCCTTCAACACTACACCTTTAACGTCGATAGGACATATCAGGGAGTACTGCCAGAACGGAGCCTCAAGAATAGCCTGAGGTGCACCACTCGAGTTATGAGCAATCTTAAATACACTAGACCCACCAGCAAGCGGGACCAGGAACTCAAGTTCGCCACCAACACGAGCATCAACACCACCAACCCGAGGTGGAATATACCGTTTGATATTTCCACCATTGAGTTTCAAGCCATACATACGGCCAGTAAGTACCATAGGTGATATCATCCAACGGAACATACGGCCATTAAAGCTATATGCCACATCATCCCAACCACCTTTAACATCGAGAGCCTTACCCTGTCTGTCATAAATCATTCGCTGATTAGACAGTGTAGGTTGTTCCAGATACTTAAGTGTTACACCCATCGTGGTCAGAAGAGTATCAAGGCTGGCACCAGGAAATGCATCCAGATACCCACCAATATACCTATTCATCACACCATCGGTAAGAGGACCAGCAACAGTGACAACCTTGGATTTGAACTGACTATAGGAATCAAGGTCAAGGACTTGGTCAGAAGGTGACCCGCCCATAATCTGGCCAGAATCCTTCATCCAGTCCTCAAGTCCCCAAGTCTTCTGCTCACGGCCATCCGTGGCACCACAACCACGAAGAACAACAAAGTCATCATCCTCAATAGCGTCACCCTTCATATCAGCAACTTCCAGCCCAGCGTCAGCATCAGCATTACCTACATGACCAAGAGTAATAACTCCTGAGAAGTAATCCACATCCTGAACAATGAGGGGAATATACGTATCCCCATCAGAATAGTTCTTTACATCACTACCATCCACATCAGTACCAAAGTTAGGGGTAGAATCAGCTCCAGACTCAGCGTGGTCAAGAATATCGACCATCATCCCAACTCTAAAGAACTGGGTTCTACCGGAACCCGCAGCTACAGTAAACGTAACTAGGCCAGTTGCCTCATCTGTTGATACATAATCATCAATACGAGCTAACGTATTGTCATTAGGCATGAAGAAGCTCTGGGCTTCGGTCAATGCTCTCAACTGTCCCACTGCCTTAATATCCCGCACAACCTGATTAATCTGAGACGACTTCAACGCATCACCACTAAACCATGTAGTAGGAAGACTAAAGTTACCCGTGTTCATTCCAAGGGTAAGAGTTCTCTTCAAACTATGGGTATGGGGAGATGAAGTTGCTGTCGGGAAGATAGCCCAGTCAGACGCTGTAGACGCATCTATCACCCTTGACTGTGGGTGAGTAGTTGCAGCATCGTAGAAAGGACCACCTCGGGGGTCTGCATTCTGAATCAAACCAGCAAGGCCAGTCGTATACAGATGCAGAACATTCCAGTCACGACCTATGTCGGACCTCATAACATTCAGACTTGTTTGGTCAATATACTTATAGACAGGAGCAATATCAGGCAACGATTCATTAATCGTACTTGGAAGCTCTTCCCTAAGAAAGTTGTCTAGGGCATCAATTGAATATTCAGCTGCCATTTCAAATTCTCCTTAAATTAAACACATTACAATACGTACATATATACATCGCTTACGGTGCACCATGCGTACCATGTCTACGGTTTAACCCAAAGAGAAGGGACCAACTGGTTACCTTTCTCCATGATTAGCGTCCTGCAACTGCCTTACGAGCACCTTTGAGAAGCATCTGCTGTAATCTTGATACAGCATTCTCCTCATATTTGCCCTCAGTCACAGAAACCCGCTTAATTGGCTCATCAGCTAAAACCTCAGCGGTCATCCCCGACCCGACTGGCCCAAGTCCCATTACTGGGGGTGTTAAGGCTGCCTTACTTGGCATCCCGATAGTTTTAACCCGAGCTCTTACGGTTTGTATAATACTCGAAATCATATCGGGGCCAAAGGGTTCACCACCACGAATCTTAGCTACTACACTCTCATTTGCCATGTCATAGAGCGTATCCCTGACTCCAGCACGTAGCTTTTCATCAGCAATACTATCTACCATTTTACTCAAAACTGGGTCTTTGTCAACCCCTAAATTTGTATCTCTCTTAATATCAGTCCGAATAGAGGACAACTCACTACGCTCCGCAGCCTCGAAACTTGCCCTAAGTCTAGGACTCAACTGGTCTAACGTAATCCCATCCTTCGGAATTACCGCCCCTTGAGGCTCACTATTTTTTTTATTTTTTTCTGTTCCTTCCGGCATTTTACCCCCAGTTCCAGATTCCACAAACTCAGTTTGCATCTTAGTTATCTCCTCAGCAGAGGCTCCCATCAATCCCATAAACTCCTGTACTTCCTCAGGAGATGGTGCACTCGTCCGGAACTTTGCCCCCAGCTGCTGCACCCGTAAACCCTTCTGGGCCTTCTCTAATTCCGCATGAGCTGCCTCAAACTTCTTGTGGGCACCAGCAGCCAGTGATGTCTGCTTCTTCATCTCTTCCAGTGTAAACGACTTTGGCTGGCCATCCACCACTATTTCATAGGTTTCGTCCCCTGTAGGTTTAGGGGTAGGTTCCGGCTCACCAGCACCTCCACCAGCACCTGCGTTGGGTGCAGGCTCGTCACCAGCAGCGGGTTCTTCGTCGAAGAGAGGTCTCAAGACAATTGGTCCCCCCCATCGGTTTAACATTAGATTCTCAAACATAGTTTAACTCCTTTAATTGGGTTATATTACATTGTGGGCATTCCCCCACCTTCGGGGGACGGTTGCCCTGCCATTTTACCCATCATATCAGTCTCTTCTGCAGCTTCCTCTGGATAAGGAGCTTGGTCTGGGAACCCCCTAAGTCCATCAAGATGCTGTTGATAATGCTCTGCGAATTTATCTCTAACCTCTGTAGAGGTTTGGTAGTACTCGGGTCGAGCCATAAACGGCTGCATAACCCTCAGATGTACATCGTGGATATCGAGAATATTGAAGATAGCTTTTCCAGGTTTCTGTCCGTCACCAAACAGGACAATGTTCTCCAGCATAGCTCGTCTATAATTCTCCCACTCCGCATCATTCCCCACTGGAACCTCGAGGCCCTTCTTACGGGATAGAATGCGGTATTCAAACATATCAATAGCCCCTATCTTAAGGGAGTCAACTAACTCGAGTTTCTCCTGTTCCTTACTTCGGGGCAACATAGCTCGGACTGAGACATCTACCTCATCTGGATGGGGAATATCATTGAACGCAAGTGACATCATACCAGTCTCAGGGTCCAGTGTAATACCCGCCAGTGAGTCATCAAGAAGAGTAACCTGTACCAATTTCTCTCTATCCCATTTCATCTGGGCTATATTAAGGACTGCACGATAACAGTTACTGAGAGCACGGGCTACCCCCTCCGCTGTCGGAGTGAGAGGTGTATTACTAATTTCATATAAGAAACCCAATCCTGTCTGGGAGTCCACTCGTCCTGGGGCTCCACCCTGCATCATTTCAGTGGGTTGATTAGCCATTTTATCAGCTAATGCAGCTCCTACCTTCACAACATTAACAGGAAGGGCACCAATATTTGCAGGTAACAGATTGAAAGGTTTAATTGTGGGGTCAGCATAATCGGGCTCATAGCGTATCCGCTTTAACCCATCACTGCTCCGCATCACCTGAGCTGGGATTCCAAGAGTTGTTGGCTCACAGAGAATTCCATAGGCATCTGCATCCTGAACCTGCTGGAATACACTACCTATTGTATTTTCCATCTCTATATTCATCGGAAGTTGTACACTCACAAAACTTCTACCCCAGAACCCACCCGTATCAATATCATTACAGGTCTGAATTGGCATATAAATCTTAGTCCCAGACTCCTGATAGTCCTGAGTGTGCATCAGTTTACCGCCTGCCATTACATCATATTGAGCCAGATAACCATTACTGGTCTCCATCCAGACTTCCACGAACTTCACGACATCAACCATCGTCTTATCCTTCTTTGTGCCAGTGGGCCCACCAGCTTGGGGCTGATGTTGAAAATCACTGACTATAGCAGAAGAAGTAAATGTCGAGAATGTATCAGAAGAACCCGAGGGGATTTCCCCAACAGGAAGATGGAGTACATCCATTTCACCCCATATCTTATTCTTTGGTCCAGGAGCAATAGCAAGCTGCTTAATCCAATCCAGTGGTACAACTCGTACACGAGCTATCCCACGGTGGTCTTTTGACTCAAGAGGATTTGGAGGTATGGGTACAAGTTCCCATGGTAGTACCACATCAATACCTATATCCTCCCCTTCATTCCAGACAACAAGCCCCAGAATACCATACTTGGTGAGAGGGCTAAATAACTGCAATTTCAGGTTCCCTACTTTAGGGGCAGGGAATATCGTATCAAGTACTACCTGTGCAGTACTAGCTTTACGGAGTCCCTCCAGCCCAATACCTCGCTTCTCAACACGGGGAGATAAATCTATCCGCATTAATCGACCCAGCTGAGCCTGGAACTTACTGACTATATCTTCATAGGAAAACTGCAGGGTTCCGGCACTATCCTGATACCCCACCGCCACAGTTCCAGTCCTATAATTAATTTCACGGAAATTACGAACACCCTGCAAATAGTAATGGCATAACCACCAGTTTACCTCCTGCACATGTCTCGCCTGTTCACCCGCAGAAATAAGACGTTTTATAACAGTCTCACGTTGTTCCTTATTCTTCGGCAGGAATATTTCATATGACATATTTCTCGTCCTCTACTAATCCATTTACAGGGGACCTAACCCCCTACACTACGACGAATTTCAACTCCGGTGGGTCCTATCTCTTCTTTAGGTTCTGTGGGTTTCTGAGCTGGTGACATACTTATTCCACTTAACTTATCAGGGATGTTAGTGTGAGGAAGGCGACTCGTCCCCTGTAAGAGGGACGCTCCTGCGAGAGGGCTTACCTCCTTAGAAAGTTTAGTGGCAAAGGCTGCATGGGTGATTCGCTCCATCTCACTTGATTGTTGACTAATTAGAGCGAGAACGGCTGTAGTAACATATCGTATGACGAGGTAGAGGCAGATGAGAACTACCAGTACTATCAAGTTGAGACCAAGATTAATGAGAATTAGGGTTGTGAAATCCATACTTTAACTCCTTATCTTCTGGTTCCAATTATTTTGGGTCTTTTAACAACGAATCGTTTCTGGGGATAGGGCATCCCTTTTTCTTCCTTCTGTCCATTATATCCAGAAAGGTACTGCCTGTCAATAATAGATTGGAAAGTTTCTGGATTTACATCCTCTGAGTTGAGGCCTGTAATGATTGGGACACCTGTAATTGAGAACTGCCCCTGTTGTATTTGCTCCAAGAGAGAAGGTTCATCTTTAGTTGCTGTACCCCGTACACCTTTACTGTGGATAACGAAAGAGGTCATTGCAAGGGCATCAATAGCATCATCGTGGGGCAGGAGAGCCAGGTCATATGTGAAATCCTGAGTCTGAGAGTAGAGAGCATTGGTGGGCCAAGTATTTTTCACATGGCTCGGATATTTTATTTTTCCAGGAGGGAATCTCCATTCGAGAGTAGCAATACGGCCAGCCTTACTTTTATCCCCCTTCACTTTCTGGTAGTCCACAGGGACTAATCGGGGATGCCAGTTCCCTTCCTTGCGTTCACTGAGAAGAGTACTCATAGAGTCCACTATCTGTATCTGGGTACTTGAGGATTCAATACCGAGAACACGGGGCTGCCACTTAAGTCCCATAGAGTAGATTTTGTTGAGTAAGAAGAGCTCTTTTGCCCTCCCCATCCATATATCAAGGACCCATAGGCAGTTATCATTATCGAACCCTGTCACCATAATACACGCATAATCATGGTGCTGACTGAGACCTTGAGAGGGGTCGAATGTGAGGAGTCGGAACATCTGTTTGAAGAGCTTATTCGCTGGCGTAGATGTGGGCTCCCACTCTTCGGTAGCCTTACTATACTTATGATAGATAACTGGAACTGTAGAGTCAAGAGGTGATGAACCTATTACACCCTCTATTTTATATTCGTTTCGTTTCTCACTTACAACAAGGACCCGCTCCTGCTCACTAATAGGATTATTCTGGTACTCTGCCTGAAATGCAGCATTACCCATACCCTGCTTCTTGGACTCCAGAAAATCTTCATCGTATTTCTCGCCCCATAACAAACTCGGATGGGTAGGTTCCTCTGGATTATCCTCTATAGCTGTTAAAACTACCTTGTGCCAATAGGAGAAACGAGGGTCATCCCCATGACAGGCATGATATAGGAAGGAGCGTCTACCTATCATAGTTCCAACCCAGAAGATAGCTGAGCCCTTTTCCAACATAGGAAGAACCTGCCTGAACAGGAAGGTCTCGAATTTCTCTTTGAGGAGTAGAGCCGAAGTTGCTGAGTCAGACTCTGGGTCAAACTCAGGGTCATCCAATATAAAGAGGTCCGGTCTTGCACCACGCTTTCGTCCTGTAATACTGAATCCCTCCATTCGGGAGCCATTCATAAGACGAATATGATGTCTATTCCACACAGCTTGTCCACGCTTAGGTTTCTGTAGCCCGAAGTCCTCCAGTATAAAAGGGTTCTCCACAAACTGCCGGATAATATTGTCAAATCGACTCTCTATCATCCGGTCGGTAGCAAGTGACAATACAACTCTATAGTGTGGCCGTGTCAACAACAGGAACAATGGTATCTCTGTACCTACTACTACAGACTTAGCAAAGCCTCGGGGAGCTACCAGTATATTACGGGCAAAAGACCCAAGGTCATACAACGCCTGATAGTGAAACGGGGGACTAGGGGCAAAGTGATGGTAGAAAAACCCAGGCTCGGTAGGCAAGAGATAGAGAGTGCGGAACATGTGCCAAGCCCGAGCAAAATCCATCGGAGTATCCTGCTTACGTACAATCGCAAGTCTGGCCTCCTTTTGACCTACAGGGGACAAATCAGGATAATCAGCGGGAAGGGGATACCACGGATTCGACGGGTCCCCCAGCATACAGTTATGTGGTTGTAATTCTATGTGGAGTCCCCTTTTATTGCTCCTCGCAATTGACGTGCTAACTCCATTCGAGCTATATCTGATACAGCCCTGAACACTGTCATCCCAACAATTATACCTGAGGCCCACGGAATATTCTGAATGTTCTCTCCCATCATCATTCGCAGAGTAGGTACTAAATCCTCAACATGCTCTGGAGCCTGAATAAGCTTATGGATTACCTCCGGAACCTCAACAGTACAGTTCCATGCACGGTAATTAGGCAGGGACTCCGGAACCCTCTCACACAAGGTCTTTAGGACAACTGCCACATTAGGCAGGGAGCAATAGGTCCGAATCTCAGCACTAATACGCTTGAGCTCACTACGGCAATGCAATTCCTGGGAGGATAAGCTTGGCACTTTTGGCTTTGGTTTTGTCTTCGGCTGTGGGTTCGGGGGTGAGCTCGACTTTGGCAGGGGCTTCTTGGTCTGGGTCTTTGACTTCGGGTTCTTGGGGGCTGTCTTGGGGACTGTCATTTAGGTTCTCCTTTTCTGCACTCTTATTTGGTTTCAAGTTCCCTAATGCAGAGGCCAGAAAGTGTGTGGAGAACACAGTTTTGCCTCCACTTGGGGCCTCTTGGGTTTGAGATGCCGCTATAAGTAATCCACTATTCTTGAGGGATTCAAGACGACGAATCCTAAGTTCTTTGAGGGCCCGTAACTGCAGGGCCTTATCATCCTGACAACTTCTTACCATATCTACAAGATACTGAGTCTCCTGTTCCGGAGCCCAATCTAATACCTCATAGTTCTTTGCGAGAGTTAAAAGACTATCATAACTAAGGAGCTTCGATAACTGCTCATCTGTTAAATCACCCAAAGTAAAATCGGGGGCGAGTTGTGAAGAAGCACGGGGAGATGGCAACGAAGGGTTTTCTTCGTCTTCATCATTAAGCGGAACTACATTAGAGGTAACTATGGAGTTCATGCTTCTTTAAGAGGTGTGCTCCCCCCCGACTTAGGTTGTTTCTGCTTAGCTTTTAGAGCCGAGAGGAGGGCTGTGCCACGCCCACTATTGTGGGAGCCAACAGCCAGCCACTCAGCTACGAATACAGGGTCCTCCATCGCCTCGAGGTCCTTTTTAGTAATAGCAACCACTGGACATCCCAGTGTAGGCTGCTTATGTTTATTTTTATTCTTGAACTCAGAGCCTGGAGCTGCAAACCCTGGACCCGTTAATCTATTCAAATAGTAAAGAACTCTCCCTAAAGTGTGGAGATTAAAGAAGGACTTACGCCCAATATGTATGAGTGGAACTTGTATAGCCCGTAACAGCTTATAGGAGGTCATCTTACTGACCCCCATCCACTCACTCAACTGAGCCACCTCAGTCAACGGATTCGCTATTCCAATTTGATGTCTTAATGGGTTCGTGCTCATCTATTTCCCATTATAGGGGATAGAGGGGAGGATGTCAAGGGGTAAAATACATGAATTTTTTTCATTTAATAACCCTCATTTTTGAAGTTTTATCTTGACATTCGTAAAAAGTGTGGTATAATACATGACGAATTGGGGCGTCCCCTGTAGGTTTCATTTATTAGAGGTAACATGACAAAACTTGAGCAATTTAAGAGAACGTGCCGGAAGTGGCTGTACATCGAGGATATGGAGTATATTGATGTGGTGTTCGGAGTAGCATTTGCGAACAGACAGGATGCCAAACCTGTGTGGCTGTATCTGGTGGGCCCACCCGGGAGTGGGAAAACCGAGATTATACAGGCATGGGATGGGCATCCAAGTGTATATGCTGTCTCAGGGCTGACTGCTCATACACTATTGAGTGGCCACATTGTTGAGCCTGGCAAACCTGACCCCTCCCTAGCCCCAAAACTTAATGACCTAATTCTGGTGATTAAGGATTTCACGACTATTCTGCAGAAGCCCAACGATGAAGTGGCTGAGATAGCGGGGCAGCTGAGAGATTTGTGGGATGGGACTGCAAGAAATACGTATGGGACAGGGAAGGGCACACGGTATGAGACCAAGTTTGGCATTATTGCTGCAGTAACGAGTGATATTGACAGGCATCTGAGACTGCTGGGTAGTTTGGGCGAGAGGTTCCTGACCTATCGGTTACCTGAATTGAGTGAGGAGGAGGTGCATCAGAGATGTAAGATAGCTATGGCCTGCCAATCCAGCAGGAAGCAGGAAGAAGAGATTCGCAAGTCTGCACATCTGTTATTGTCGGCAGACCTACCTGAGGCTAAAGCCCCTCCAGAAACACTGGATTTAATGGAGGAACTCGCCACCTGCATAGCGATTCTCAGGACGGGAGTTAAAAGGGGGCGTTACAGCGAGATTCTGGAGGTTCCGGAGCCGGAAGTCCCCACTAGATTATCCAAGCAACTTGTAAGTTTAATGAAAGGAATTGCTACAGTCAGGGAAAAAAGGGTAGCTGATGCTGATGATGCTAAAACAGCAGTCCGCTGTGGATTCGGGGCAGTCACACGGAGCCGGATGAATGTTTTGAAGTATCTAACTGAGAAATATCCAGAAACTGTTAATCTCCACGCTATGGAGAATGAGACTGGCCTACCCCCTAGTACCTTAAGGACCTGGATGGGTGATTTGAGACTGCTGGGGGTTGTACAAAAGAGCAAAACGGATTCTAAGCCCACTACCCCCTATGATTGGGCTCTAGTGAGTAAATTTGGAGACTTTTTAAGGAGATGGTTGATATGAAGTATGAACAGAGGTATAGTGGGGAGTGGGTTGATGTGACAGCTGGAACTTGGACTGCCTGTTGTAGTTGTGGACTAGTGCATGAGATTGATTATCTAGTAATAGGTGAGAGAGTCCTGCGACGACTCACGGTCAATGCCAAACGAACCGCAGCACAGCGGAGACGGAAAGAAGTTAAAGAGAGTATTAAGAGGATTTATAGGAAGAAAAGGAGTAAGTTATGATTAATGACAAAGAATCCCAGATTAGAGTTACGGTACAGGATGTGGACCGCATGACTGCTATCAGCAATTTAAGTATTGCTTTACGTGAGACGGCTAAGGCTTTGAGTGCTGTCCCACAAGTTACGATAGCGAACAATGTTATCACTGGTATAGATGGCGGTACTGGTATAACTGTTGATACTGAAAGAGCTATCGACCATACAGAGGTAGTTGGACTATAACTGGCGGCTTTGCCGTAGGAAGGAGTGAATGATGAGCAAGAAGAAAAAAGGTGCGTTAGAAGTAGCAACTAAAATGTTGGTTGAATACCTTACGGAGCAACTTGATTATTTAGAGGAAGAGGCTCATATGTATCAGGATGATGCCGAAGAAGTGCGGGGCCAAATTGATACTCTGTTGCAGATACAGACTACCCTGGAATAAGAAGATGTGGAGTTGACTAAACCTTGACACTTGTGGATATATGATGGGGTTTCGTCCCCTGTAAATGAAAGGAGATTATTATGGGTAAGTCAATTAAGACTGAGGCTGAGGAACTTTATGCTATGGCTCTACATCATGTAGTTCCGTTTGACAGTGGATTGTTGTTTGTGAGGAGAGTGCCCGGGGGGTGGATTTATATGGATATAGGCGAAGATAGAGACCCCCGATGTGCAACATTTGTGCCTTATAATGAGGAGTTTATGGGGTAGGAATAGTGGGCCTAAAGGGGTTGTAGATTGCCCAGCTTAACACTGTGGATGTAGTAGAGCCAGATATTGTGTTAAACTGGGTAATTTTTTTAGATTCCCGACACCTACAGGGGACAATGCGTTTCTGGCTCCGTAATGCGTAAACGGGTAACATAGGAGAGGGGGGGCATGCCTGTCTCATGTGTTATATTAACACATAGTCCTAGGGGAGGGTAGGTAGAGAACGGAGGGAAAGTACCTTAAAGGCGGATGTGCCACAAACCGAACAGTATGTCTTTAATGTTTTTAATTCTACGGGTGGGAATTGTCTTGAATTATTGTATTCTGGATACGATGTATCGTGTTAAAATAGGTAAGATAGATTTTAAGTGGGCGTGGGGTCTTTCCCACTACCTTCATAGCATTGTCTGGGGGTGCTGCACCTCTCTAAGCTATGAATTGCCGATAACCATCACACACAATGAATTGATTGGAATGTCTTGTTGATTGGCCTACTACTACAGCGTGCCAGCTGCTGGGTATACCTTAAGGCTATGAAGCATGGATAATAAGGATACTCGCTCCGCTCGATGCATCTTGATGACTGAACAGCAATAAGGACTCTCGCTCCGCTCGATAACCATCTTATGACTGAACTGATAATAAGGATGTCGCTACGCTCCCTGATATCTTATGAACTGATAAGAAGGATGCTCGCTTTGCTCGCCGCTATCTTATTACAATGAGTGTTGTGACCTTAATGACTTCTAATCACTGTGCTGATAGTGTATGATACTACAACCCTACGGCAACCCGACAAAAATGGTCTTTAACATCACCCAACCTCCGAAGTTCTTGACCTTTAATGTCTGATACCCCTCTAGTGGTCTTATACTGTTCCGGTCGGACGGCAGGTAAAAAAAGGTTGCCTGACCTATACCTGCCAGACAACCCGTGTTATACTTGCAACCCCTATTGATATGTTCGTGTACTCTTAATCATCTTGATACTCTGGCAAGCACTCCAATAATGCTCTTTGCACTTGCCACGACATAACAACTCTATGCAGTTCACCTTTGTTCAAGTTGTATGTTACCTCCACTTCATGCGCAGCGGTCAACCACTCATACTCAAGCACATCCGTCAAGGTGTGAAGCATCTCAACTGCCGATTCAAAGACATAATTACTCAATACCCTTAATTCCTGCCGTCTGGTAGCAGGGGATTTATACTTATTACGTGTAGTGTTTTGTATATTCACTCAGTTCCATCACCTTCTGCAACTTCTGCAACTTCAACTTCTGACAGTGGGCGTAACCAGTCCGGCACAACAAGTACCGCACCTGAACTCCCAGTGCTCTTTTTCAATACCCCCAAAGCCCGAACTGATATCTTACTGTTGGACTTAATTGGGGCATTATGCACCGTACTACCACAACATCGCTTTTGATACACCTCCTGTAGGTGTTTTGACATACCGTCTATATCGGACGGTTCTAAGTTTGTCATGTCAAGGTGTGCTAATCCCTTTTCTGATATCTCATTCAGTGCGAAAGCAAGAGTATTTGCCGTCAAACCATACCCATTCGGGGACGGGTCAAGGAAACTCTTCAAGGGCATTATCTTTGTCCCCTTGAGTTCTTTACCTGTTATCATAACCGATAACGGCAGGGTATCTTGACGGGGTAAAGTCCCGTCCTTACGCCGAGTACCATTAGTGGTAATCGGGGTTATCTTCATGCTTTCTGCTGCTCGGAGCAAACCCTCTATCGCTCCATCTATTTCAACTCTACGAGCTGTTTCTGTTTCTGTTTTTGTTTCTGTAGCCATTAGTCAATACTCCATTAGTGTTATCATTATCATTAATACATACCTCTTTAATTGCCCCT